TGGGATAGGGAATCCCACACGGCTTTCATGGGCTGCATGATGTTGAACAACGGCACCGGGGTGCCAAGGGTGATGCCGTTCAGCGGGATGCGGTAGAGGGGCATGTCATAGACGGTGCCGCCCTTCCACATGCTGGTGGTGTTGATGGCGGGGTCCTTGGCCGTGCCGGTGGTTGCCTCTCCCTTGACGACGACGAGGCTGGCCGATTCCACGGATTCGCTGCCCTTTTCGTAGCGGCAGACGATGAGGTCGTTGCGTTTCATGCCCTGCGAGCCGTTGCTGATGATGAGGTCCTCGCCGCCGTCGTTGCTGACGTGGTAGCCCTGCATGACGAGCTCGCCCGACCCGATGGTGACTTTGTTCGCGGAGACGACGGTGATTGCGAACTTGTTTTGCATGTCGAGCACGTAGTCGTCCAGTCCGATGATGCCGGCGTGGAGTCCGGCGTCCTGGGCGGCGGTGACGTGCGGGGTGCCCGCGTGTCCGGTGACGAGGCTGATGGTCATGACTGTGCTCCGTTCTTCATCCACGAGTCGAATTCGTTGTCGGCGTCCTTGAGCTTGTTGACGTACTGCTCGTGGCAGCGGTCGCACAGCAGGTAGTCGTGCTGGCTGCCGTCGGAGTCGAAGCGGACGATGTTCCACCATTCCTTGAATCCGGGGTCGTCCTGTTTCTCGAAGTATTTGAGTGTTTGGCAGCGATCGCATTGCATGATGGTGCAGTTGTCCTTGCGTGCCATGGTGCCCTTCCTTTCCTGTTATTCGGCTTCGTAGTCGACGCTGACGGAGCCTTTGGCGATCTTGACGATTTTCTTGGTTATCGTGGCGTTGACGGTGATGCCGGTGATGTTGTCTCGGGCGGCGACGGTGTCGCCGACGTCGAGGCTGATGCTGTCGGGGTTGCGGATGGTGACGGACACGTCGCCCTCGCTCTGCATCTCCTCGAGCTTCTCCCGCGTGCTTTTGGCGAGTTCGTCGGCCTCGGCGTTGTTGTAGTCGTAGACCTGCGCGATCTCGTCGACGCCGGTGAACGTCTGCCGCTGGCTGACGTTGCCTTTGGCGTCGGCGTACCAGTGGGATACGACGCGGTCCTTGAGGTCGCCCTTGCCTAGTCCGATGAGGTGGTTGACGTGCCGCCATGTCCGGGTGGCGTCGAAGTCCACGAGGTCGCTGTCGATGGTGTCGCCATAGTGTTCCACGGGTTCGGCCCATATGTTCACGGATCCCGACCGGTAGGCGAGGCGGAGTTTCAGGCCGGAGGCGGCGCACATCTTCCTCATGCCCGTGTACGCGTCCGTGTACCGGTCGAACTGGTATGTTCCGACAGTCGGGTCCGGCCCGCTCGGCGGCTGCGATGCTGTGAACGTGCCGGCGAGTCCGATGCGGTTGAGAAGCTGGCCGATGACCGTGCTCGCCGGCCCCTGCACGGTGAGGTAGTCCTGTCCGATGTCGGGGGCGAGTATCTTTCCCGCGAGCATGCCGTGCCATGTTCGTCCCGAATAGGTGAGGGTGCTGCCGTCGCCGTCGAGCCGGTCGCGTAATGCGTCGACCACGCCGCCGCATTCGGATCCGTCGAGGTACGTGTAGGCGCCGGAGGGGATGTTCCGGTCGATGGTGAGTTCGAAGTCGTTCTCGTCGGCTCCCCACGCGCAGTCGAGTGTGTAGTCGTCGACGGCCATGCGGTCCACGTGGCCGGCGTCGGTGATGATGAGGTCTATGCCCATGGCGGTTCGCTCTCCTCCTCCCATACGGTCAGGTCGAAGCCGAAGCCCTTCCAGTTGACTGGGTTGTCGCCGGGCGGGATGGGCTGGAAGATGTAGGAGCCGCCGTCCCGTCCGCCGCCTCGGTATCCCTTGGCGAACACGTTGGACACGTCACCGTTCTCGGCGGTCATGACGATGGTGCGCTGCCTTCCCACGGCCGTGATGGTCACGTATGCTCCGGAGGGGATGTCCATGTCTAGACGGTACGTGTTGGAGCCGATGACGATCTGGGGGCTGCTGGCGGGGCCGAACACGACCATGGTGAATCCCATGGCCGTCGGCATGGGATTGGATGCCGTGGCGTTGCGCGTGGTCGGCAGATAGTCGTGCGGATAGTCATAGGGGTGGTCGAGGTCGAGGCCCGGCTGCAATGCGTCCGACCAGAAGTGCTGGACATCGCCCGCACGCCGCCACATGCCGTCGGACAGCACGACGGTGAGCTTCTGCCTGATGACGTTCGGCTTGATGTCGGAGGCCTCGGCCTTGACCACGTAGGCCGTCGCCCTCCAGCCATCCGCGTCCAGGACGCCGGGCGTATGGTTGGCGACGTCCGCGTCGAACAGGCGTCGCGTCCAGTCGAGCTTCTCCGGACAACGCAGGTAGGTGAGCTCTAGGCTCGCCTCCCTCGCGTCCCGTGTCACGCCGGACAGGTCACGGTAGCCGAGCGAGTACCCCCATGCGCGGCCTCTTATGCCTTCGGCGGTCTGCGCGAAGATATCGGGGCCGCTCATGGGAATCTCGTCGCCGGTGGTGGCGCACACGTACTTAAGCGACTGCATGCTTGCGTACCATCCTTCCGAATTCACGGCCGTCGATTTCGATGCCCATGGAGGAGAGCATGGCCGGCAGGTCGCCGTGCAATGCGGTCAGTTCCGCCAGCAGCTGCTCCAACGTCCGTGCCTGTGACGACTGGCCCGTGGCCGTCATGTCTCCGATGCTCGCCGTGACGGGCATGGCGATGGGTCCGACGCCGGCCTGCAGTCGTGTGGTCATGTCGGTGAGCGCGTCGTCGACGAGGCCTGTGCTTTGGGTGACGCCTTGGCCGATGCCGGCGCCGATCATGAGGCCGACCTGGTCTCGGAACACTCGTGATGGCGAGTGGATGCCGAGTGCGTTCTTGGCGGCGTTGATGGCGCTGGAGGCGATGTTCTTGGCTGCTTCGACGACCTTGCCGACGGCGTTTTTGATGCCGTTGACGAGACCGTTGACGATGTTGGCTCCGGCGGAGGTGAGCCAACTTGCGGCGCCGCTGAATGCTCCGGTGATCCTGCCTTTGATGCCGCTGATGGTGCTCACGACGGCGTTGATGCCGTTGCTGGCTGCGGACTTGAGTCCGTTCCAGATGCTGGTGAATACGCTTCTGACGCCGTTCCATGCGCTGCTCCAGATGCTGCGGATGGAGTTCAGGCCGCTGGTGATGGCGGTTCTGATGCCGTTCCAGATTGCCATGAATGCGCTGCGGATGGCGTTCCATACGGCGGTCCAGAGCGCGCGGATGACGTTGAGTCCTCCGCTGATGGCGGCTTTGATGGCGTTCCAGATGCCGGTGAACACTGATTTGATGACCTGCCATACGCCGCTGAACACCTGTTGGATGCCCTGCCATGCCGTGCTCCAGTTGCCGGTGAACACGCCGGTGAGGAACGTGATGACGCCGGTGAGGATGGTCACGACGCCTTGGATGGCGCCGATGATGGCGGTGATGACGGGCGTGACCACGCTGATGATGGTCTGCACGACGGCGGTGATGACGGGGATGAGCGCGGTGATGACGTTGACTATCGCGGTTATCACGGGGATGAGCAGGCCGACCAGCGTGGTGATGATGGTCGTGATGACCGGCAGGAACGCGACGATAGCAGCGGTGATGGTCTGGATGACCGGGACGAGCAGGCTGACGAGCGTGGTCACCAGTTGGATGATGATGGGCATGACCTGCATGACCGCGCCGATGATCGCCTGGATGACGGGCACGAGGGCAGTCACGAGGGTGGCGACCAGTTGGGCGATGACCGGGGCGATCTGCGCGATGGCCTGGGCTATCGTCGTGATGACCGGGATGATGGCGCTGACCAGCATGGTCGCCAATTGCGCGAGGGCGGGCAGTATCTGGGCGGCGACCTGGATGATGGCCGTGAACGCCGGGATGAGCGCGCCGATGATCGCGGTCGCCGCCTGGACGAGAGGGCCGATGAGCGCGGCGCCGAGCTGGGCGAACGCGGAGACGAGCTGGCCTAGGACCGGGGCGAGCTGGGCGAACGCGTCGGATATCTGCGCGACCATGTCGGCGACCATGGGAGCGGTGTCGGCGAACGCCTGCGAGAGCGCGTCGCCCAATTGGCCGAACGCGTCCATGAGTGCGGGCAGCTGCGCGAGGATGGGCTGCATCATCGTGGTGAACAGCCCGCCCAATTGGGCGAGGACGGGCGCGGCCGCCGAGGCGAGCGCGCCGAACGTCTCGGCCAGTTTCGGCCCGACCTGCTGGAGGATGGGGCCGACCGTCCCGGCGATGGCCTTGAACCGTCCGGCGATGGCGGTGCCGAGCGTGGCGAGCACGGGGCCGATGGCCTTCACGATGCCGGTGAACGTGTCGACGAGCCCCTGCACGAGCGACTGGAGCGCGGGCATGGCGGCCTGCCATGCCGCCTGCACCTTCTGCCACAGGGGCTGCAGGTACTGCATGAGCGACTGCCATGCCTTGCGGCCGGTCTCGGTCTTGGTGAAGAACACGGCGAGCGCCGCCACGATGGCCGCGATGGCCGTGGCCACGAGGATCAGGGGGTTGGCCTTCATGGCCGTGAACAGGGCCTTGAGGCGTCCGGACGCGAACAGCGTGGTCGCGCCGAAGGCGCGTTGCACGGCGTTGCACGCGGTCGTGGCCGCCGTCAGCGCCGTCTGCGCGTTCTTCACGAGGGTCATGTTCGCGGCGAGCTGCCTGAGCTTGGCGGATGGTCCGCCCAGCCCGTTGAGGAAGTCGGTGACGGCCTGTGCGCCGTCCCTTACCTTGTTCGCGTTCGTGGCGACGGATTCGAGCCCGCTGCCCAGCGCCTTGACGCCGGCGTTCGCGGTTTTGAACGCGATGAATCCGGCGACGATGGGCGTGAGCTTGGGCAGGAGGGTGCCGGCGTTCTGGGCGATGAGGTTCAGCGCGTCGGCGATGAGCTTGATGGCCGTGGCGGCGGTGTCGGGAGGGATCATGCCCGACCAGTCGATGATGATGCCCTGGACGGTGGAGACGAGGCTTTTCACGGTGTCCACGGCCGCGTCCCATGCGCTTTGGAACGAGGCGATGGCGCCGTTGTCCTCGAGCCTGGCGTACATGTCCATGGCGGCCGTCCTCAGCCGGTCGAACAGGCTCGCGGCCGTGGGGATGGCGTTGGACAGGCCGGCCTCCAAGGCGGCGCCGACCTTCTGCATGGCGGGCTTGGCGGCGGCGGTGAACCCGTCGATGATGGGGATGGCCTGGTTGAACAGTTCGCGCAGGCCGTTGAGCACGGGCGAGGCGATGACCTCGCCGGTTCGCGAGAGCGCGGCCTTGACGTTCGCCAACGCGCCGGTGAAGGTCGTGCCGGCCGCCTGTGCGGCGCCGCCCAAGCCCTTCTGCATGGCGTCGGCGAAGGTCTGGAAGTCTATCTCGCCTTCGGAGACCATGCTGCTGACCTCGGCGCTGGTCTTGCCGAGGTGTTTGGCGAGCAGCTGGAGGACGGGCACGCCGGACGCCATGAGCTGGAGCATGTCGTCGCCCTGGAGCTTGCCTCGTGCGGCGACGGAGCCGAAGATGAGGCCCACGTCGGTGAGGCTGCGGCCGGAGATCTGCGCGGTGTCGGCGACGGTCTTGAGCACGTTGGTCATCTGCGTGCCGGATTTGACGCCGGACGCGGACAATGAGGCGGCGACGGTCGCGGCGTCGCCGAGGCCGAACGCGGTGCCCTTCACGGACTGCAGGGCGCTGTTCATGATGCCGCTGATGGACTTGGAGTCGTGGCCGAGGCCCTTGAGCTTGGCCTGGGCGTTCTCGATGTTCAGGGCGCGGGTGAAGCCGCCCTTGGCGGCGAGCGCGACGATGCCGCCGGTGACGGTGGTGATGGCGCCGAGGCCGAGTTTGCCGACGCCCTTGAACGCGCCGCCGAGCCGGGTGAGCAGGCTGGTGCCGCCGGTCTTGGCGGCGTTGCCGATGCTGGTGCCGAGGTCGCCTTCGAGTTTGCGGCCGAAGCCCTTGCCCGAGGGGGCGACCTCGATGTATACGGTGCCGATGTCCTGTGCCATCGGGGTTCCTCCCACGGTTGTGTCGTGTGCTGGATCCCGATGGCGGTCGGGATGCTATTCGGTTATGTGGTAGCGGTCCTTGAGCCGTTGGCGGCGTGCCAGTCGTTCCCTGCGTTTGCGCGGGTCCTCGAGGCGGTGGGCGCGCAGCGTGTCGTTGCGCCGGTCCTTCCATGGCCGGTATCCGCGTTTTTTGAGCAGGCCCTCGAGTTCGAGCCGGTCCCACATGGCGGTCTCGGCTCCCGTGGGTGTGTACGCCCAGCCGGCCAGTGCGGCGTAGGATGCGCTGGTGTGGTCGCGCAGGAGTTCGCGGGTGAGCTCCCATGCGAGCTGGTAGCCCATGTTGCCGCGGGGTTTGCGGTCTTTGGGCGCGTCGAGCCATGGGATGAGGCGGACGGGGTGCCAGAGGAGGCCGTAGCGGCTGAGCCAGTCGGCGGCTAATGCGCCGTGGTGGTTCTGGTGGAGGACGAGGAGGACAGCTGTTTTGGGTCGAGGCCCGACCCTTCGGCCCAGCCGCGCATGATGGCGCTGATCCAGCCGAGCGGGTTGCCGGCGCGGCGGAGTTTGTTCCACAGGTCGGGCTGCATCTGCTCCAAATAGGCCAGGAAGACGGCGGTGGCGTGGAAGGTGTCCTCCTCGCTCAGCGCGACCTTGCTTTTGATGATGAGGACCACGTTGACGAGTTCGATGGGCAGGTCGGCGCTGTTGAGGTTGGGCAGGCGCACGGTCGTGTCGAGGCCCTTGAGGCTCAATGTCACGTCGGGCAGGTTCTCGCGGGATTCGTCGATGTCGGGTTCGATGATGATGGGCTTGTCGCTCATGGCGGTCTCCTAACGGTTGGTTTTTGCGGCGGTCTTTGGTTGTGCGTGGGGTTCCCCTTCCGCGCGGAGACCGCCATCCACGCGCGGGAGGGGAAGAATCGGTCAGGCGCCTGCGGGGGCGGTGACGGTGACGGGCACGGTCACGGACTTGCCTCCGGCCGTGACGGTGATGTTCACCGGCTTGCCGGTGGCGGTGGCCGTCTTGCCGGTCACGGTGACGGTGGAGCCGTTGACGGTGGCGGTGGCCTTCGTCTCGTCGCCGCTGACGGCGGCGAGGGTCCAGCCGCTCGCGTTGGAGGGGCTGACGGTCACGGCGAACGTGCCGGATTTGCCGGCTTCGACGCTGAGCGTGTCGGGGTCGGCGGACAGTGCGGTGACGGCGGTGGCGAGGCCGGCCATTTCGGCGGCGAGCAGGCCGTACACGTGGAACTGGAAGCCGTCGGAGCTCTTGAAGAACTTGAACGTGACGTTGAAGGTGAGGACCTCGGTGCTCACCATCGTCATGTCGTCGCGGTCCGAGACCTGCGCCTTGCCCGCGGTCAGGACGATGGGGTTGCCGTACTGGTCGAGGCAGGCGAGCACGAGCCCGTACTGGCGGTTCGCGGTCGCGTCCTTGATATGAAACGCGCCATCGTCGTCGGCCTTGACGCCGAAGTACGCCTCGGCGATGCTCCGGCGGCATTCGATGCCGGGAATCTGCAAAGTCCAGTAGCCGGGCTCCTGCTCGCTGATGACGATGTCGCCGTTGTGGGCCTTGATCTCGGTGTCGTCGCCGGGCTCGGGATGCAGCACGGCGCCGTCCTCGCTGTTGTAGCCCACGGGGCGTGCGGTCTCGGGCGGCTGCCAGTTCTCGTCCGTGGGCGGCGTGAATCCGCCGTCGTCGAGCGGGAAGAGGAACAGGGCGTAGTCCTTGACGAGTTTGACCAGGTCGGCGTTGTTGCCGCTGGTGATGTAGCCGGTATCGGCCATGATGTTCGTCCTTTCGGTTGGATGATGGTTGTCAGACGGTGGACACGGTCAGCAGGAGGATGAGGTAGGCGCACACGGTGCCGCCCTCGTCCGCGAGGCGTATGGGCCCGCTGTCGAGCCCCATGGAGCATATGGGGTACGGCGGGCTCAGGGAGGTGAGATAGGCGCAGATGTCGGCGGCCCGTCGCTGCGCGGCCGCGTAGTCGCCGGTGCCGTCGCCGCGCCGCTCCCATACGCTCATGCGCAGGCGCACGTACTGGCTGACCGGCGTGGCCGGCTGCTGCGGCTCGCCCACGATCACGCACTCATGCTCCGGGTTGTCACGCGCGCGCACGCCGCCGAAACGCACGTCGGGGAATCGTCCGCGCAGCAGGGGCAGCAGCACCGGCTCCACACGCGGAGTCCGGACGGGAGGATGGAAGACGCTCATACGCGCACTCCCCCGAGCATCCGGGTGAGGGTGCCGTGCTCGCGTTCCACGGGCGCGGGGCATGTGGCGACCACGTTCGCTCGGTCGGTGTCCTCGTTGCGGTACACCTTGATGCGGTCGTCGCCGGCCGCCTCCGACCTCATGTGAGCCTCGACGTCGTCGATGACCGGTTCGACGGCCTTGTGGAGCACCTGCTGGTTGAACGCGCGCCGCTTCAGCACCACTTTGACGGGTTTGGCCATGGTCATCCCTCCCTGATTCTGACGGTTATGACGTCGCCGATGTGCTTGCCCCTCGGGTTCTCCCAGACGGCTGGGAGCCCGTCGACGGGCAGCATCAGGCCACGCAGTCCGATGACGTCCGTGTCGAGGACGCCGGTCGGCTCCTCGGAACGGATGTAGACGGTGTATCCGACGGGCACGCCATGAGAGCTTTCCGTCGGGCTCTCCGATACGGTGACCGGTGCGGCGAGGCCGGTGAAGCTGCGCCAGAGCTCCAACGGCCCCTGCACGGTGTTCCCGTCCTCGTCCTCGACCGGCCGGCCTCGGTACACGTCGATGCGTTCCATCACGTCACCGTGCCCGTCGTCATGTCGATGCTGTACGCCTGCTGTCCGCCGAGGCCGAGCACGTCCAGATAGTCGGTGTTCCATCGCAGGTATCCGTCCGGGCTCAGCCAGCTGTAGGAGTTGCTGAACGGGCCGGTTGTCTCGGTGGACTGGGTCACGCCGGTCTGCATGCCGGCGACCTGCTGCTCCATGGCCGTGCGCACCATCTGGCAGCAGATGATTGCCAGCCCGCGCGCATGGGCCGTCTCCCACCCGCTTTCGCGGGTCTCGGGGTACGGGGCGATGCGGTTGCGGATGATCTCCGACGCATCCTCCAGCAGCTCGCCGGCCTGCGTCCGTTCGGATTCGGTGAGCGTGTGCCAGCGTTTCTCGAGGTCGTCGACCGTCGCGAACGGCGGCGACGAGCCGCTACCGGTGTCGTCGGCCATGATGCTCCTCCTTAGCTGAGTGGTGTGAGTGTGAACGCGTCGTAGCGGACGTAGCCGTTGGATGGAGAGACGGTCAGGGTCGCGGTCGTTGCGCCGGACGGTACGGGTATCTCGTGCTGGAACACGTGCCATTGGTCGTCGATGCCGGCCACGTCCACGATCCATGGGTCGCCCGTGTCGAAGTCGACGCGCAGTCGGGTGACACGGTGCTTGTCATACGAGTTCGCCGCATAGGAGAGCCCCATTTTCGTTCCGGCCGGCAGCGTCACCTGCTGGGAGAAGGGCTGGCCGGAGCGGAGCATCCACTCGCCCTCATACGGGCTGATCCATGAGGCGTCGGACGCGCCGACCACGCTGCCGCCTGTCCACGGGGACGGGGAGCCGGATTCGAACCCGCCGTTGACGAGCAGGCTCACCGGCTCATACCCCCCCCCCATCGCGGGAGGTGAGCATGGGCGTGATGGTCGCGTCGATACTGTCGCCGACCGCCATGTCCACCCGCAGATAGGCGAGGTGACTGCCCTTGACGAGCGTTGCCTCCGGTGTGGTGGCGCTGTCGATTTTCGGCGTCGAGCCGCCTCCCAGCTCGTAGACGACCGCGTGCAGGCGAGCGTCCGAGGTTTCGGCGTCGAGCCGGTAGGTGCCGACCTCCAGCGTCAACCACGCGCCGAACCGTGTGCTCTCGGCCGTGGCCGTGCCCTGTATGCGCCATGTGCCGTCGCCGAGAGACGTGAGAGCCAGCCCGTTGCCGCTCGTCTGATTGGGGCGCGTCCACCACAGGTTCGTCAGGATTTTGGGGCCATGATTCCGGCCGCCACCAGCGCGTCACGCAACGCGATGAACTCGGCCTTGGTGGGCGCGTCCCCCGCGGGGTCCGCCACGTAGGCGGCGCGCTTGACACCGCCCAACGCGGTGCCGGCGGCGGGCAGCGTGTACGGCGTGCCCGCGCCGATGGCCGTGCGCGCCGCCGCCGCATCCGTGGCCTTGAGCACGGCACGGCCGGTGGCGGTCGCTCCCGAGAGCGTGTCCGCGGTCGGAGCGGCCGGCACGGTGGGGATGACTCCCTTGGCGAGCTTCGCGGCGGTGACCTGTCCGTCGCCGATGGCGGCCGTGTTCACCGCTCCCGCGGCGAGCATCGCGCTCGTGATGCTGCCGTCCGCAGGCGTGGACGGCGTGGACGAGCCGCCGGTGATGTCGACGGGGTTGCCGTCGTCGTCGAGGAACTGGGTTTCGATGACGGCCTGATGGGCGTCATTCGTGACGCCGCTGGCCAGATGGTGGAATTCGACGGCCTGGCTCATCACTTGCCCGCCTTCGTGGTGGGCGCGTCACCCTCGACCACGGCGAAGCGGTCCTCGAAGATGTACCACGCGTACAGGATCTCCAGGCGGAGCGCGATCTGGTTGTTGCGGCGCAGGTCGCCCTGGCCGTCCGGGTCGCCGTAGGTGATGGTCTCCAGCGGCAGGTTGCGCTGGACGCCCCAGTAGATGCCGTTCTTCCAGTCGCCGACGATGGCGCCGACCTTCGGCACCGTGTAGTTCTCGCCCTCGGCGGGCGCGGTGAACTCGGGAGCGTTCACCGTGGTGGTCACGGACGCGGGGATGCCCTTGAAGCTGCTCATGGTCACGCCGTATCCCAGCTCCGGGTAGAGGGGGCGCTTCTGCGTGTCCTTCAGCGTGGCGAGGTCGAACGCGAAGCCGCGGCTCATGGCGATGCCGTTGACGTCGTACCCCTCCTTGTCGTCGAGGATCAGGCCGATGGCCTGTTCGACGTCCACGTCGGGCTGCGCGGTGCGGGCCACGCGCTTGGTGGTCTTGTTCAGATAGTTCGTCCACGCGGTGATGGGCTTGCCGGTCAGCGGGTTGAGCGTATAGAACGCGCCGAGGTCGAGAGCACGGGAGAGGGCCTTCGCACCCTCGTCGGCGAGCTTGTTGATGACGCCGAGCTGGTAGTCGGCGTCCGCCCACTGCACCTCCTGGTTGAAGCGCATGGTGACCTGCACCTTGTGCGGGGTGGCGTGGACCACTCCGAACGAGCCGGTCGTCGCGGACTTCTGCGCGCCCTCGTCGATGAACTCGGCGCGGGGACGGTTCTCGAACGTGACGATGCTCACGTCGCCGAACCGCATCGCCTTCTGCTGGCTCAGCACGCCGATGGCGCTGCCGGACTGCACCTGGTCGACGATGCCGTCCGCGATCTGGGTGGGCATCGACTTGATGCCGCCGGTTCCGAATACAGCCATGATGATGGCCTCCTTGATGGGTTGTCTGGTGTTTGCGGGTTAGTTGGAGAACACTCCCGCCGCATACTGCAGCAGGTCGTTGGGGGCGGACTGCGGATGCCGCCCGGGATCCGTGACCTTCGGCAGCTGCCTGCCGGTCCTGGCCTCCACGTAGTCGCCGATGGCCTTCGCGTGCTCCTTCATGGCTTCGAGCGAGTCGCCGACGATGAGGTTCGCGGGCAGCCCGGTTTCCTCCGCCACCTGCGAGCGCCATGCCGCGGCCTGTTTCTCGGCCTTCAGGGCGTCGAGCTCCTTCTGGAGTTTCGCGGTGCGCGCCTCGGCCTTCTGCTGTTCGGTCATCTGCGCCTCCTTGAGCTGTTGCAGCTCGTCGGCGGCGGCCTTGTTGTCCTTGGCGCGCTTCTCCCACTCGCGGGAATGGGATACGGCCTCGCGGTACTTCGCTTCCCAGTCCATGGGCTGCTCGCCGTGCGGCTCGCCCGCGCCCTGCGACTGGTCGGTGTTGTCGGCTTCGTCGGCCATGTGTTCCTCCTATGGATGTTGATGGGGCCCGTTCCGGGCATAAAAAAACCACCCGTGCGGGTGGTTGGGGTAATAGAAAAGCCACCATAAGGTGGCTTCGGAAATCAGACGACGGCACCTTCGGGAATCTTGTCCCATGGGCGGGGCTTGCCATCGACAAGGCATTCGATGGCCATCTTCTTGGCCTCTTCGTCGTTCCGGGGGTTCTTCGGATCGTTGAAATGATAGATGGAATCACCATTGAATTCGCCTGCATAGCAGGCCAGAATATCCTCCAGAGGCAATACGGCGAATTCCGGGGACGCGAACATTGCCTGCTTTGAGGGGTAATCAGACAGGCAGGGATAGTATCCGGGGTCTCCTGGTTTCATGATGCCATACTCCTTATCATATCTTGGAACATTCTATAGCTTTTCGGGAAGTAACTCACGAACAGTCTCCAGGTGTTCTCGTTGGCGAGATGACCGGAGAGCATTTCTGCGAACGCCTCCGTCTCCACGGAATGATTCCTGAAGTACCCGACCTCATGTTTCATCAAGGAGTACGGATGCCACCTATCCTTCAACGCGAACTCGAGGATGTCGTCCACATCGAAATCCGTGCCCTTGCCTTGCGCATGGATCTCGTCGGCGAGCGCCTTCATGGCGATTTTGTCGTCGACGTGTTCCTCGAATAATGCGTCATCAATAGCATGAAGAACCGTATCTCGGTATTCTTTCATACCCATGTATTTGACGATTTCACTGTGTTTGATGAGTCCGAGGTCGGCGAGTCGATGCAGGTAACGACCTTCCGCGTATCCGCGTTTATCTACTTCGTTGCGGATGCTTTCGAGCTGGCGTTGGATATCCGGCCATGCCTTCTTCCTTGCGGATTCAAGCGCGTTGTCCCCGTCTTGCTGGAGGAGAGCTTTGAAGCCGTTGCCGTTCTTGTCGCGGTAGGTCTGCGAATAGTAGAGACGGCCGTTGCCTTTGATCCAGTCGAGCATGTGGCCGGTCTCATGGAAGAACGTCTGGTATGGGGCGTGACCGTCCGGCGCGTCGGTCAGGTGGTCGATATCGAGGCTGATGCCGCCTTTCGCGTGATTGAAGTTCGGGGTGCCGCCGTTGTGTTCGTCGACGATGCGGTATCTGTTGGCATGGTCGGCCCATAGTCTGGCGGTTTTGACGTGTTTGGTGTCCGCGAGCAGCTGGAGGATGCCTGCCACGTCCTCGGGTTTGAGGCTTTTGTATAGGTCGCTGTCGACGCTGAGGCCGAGCGGGGTGCCGTCCTTGAGCGTGCCGGCGAAGATGCGGCGCATGGCGGACAAGGCGTCCCCGTCGTAGGCGTCGGCGGAGCTGATGCCCTGGGCCGTCTGATACATGTTCTTCCACTCGGCTTGCCTGTCGAGCAGGATGCTGTTCTTGCCCCAGCTGGGTACGACCGAGCAGTGGCAGTGGCCGTCGTGGAAGCCGGGCCCGAAGTCCGCGGTCTCCTGACTGCTGTATTCGAATCCTCGGCTTGCGAGCATGACGCAGAACGCGCACGGGGTGGCCGAGCCGCACACGCGCGCCCACCGTGGCTTCGTGGGGTCGAGCCTGATGTTGCGTTGCATGGTCAGGCGGCCGGACGCGGCGATCATGTCGGCGATGAACTGCTGCGCGTCGTCCACGTCCGACAGATCCGGCCACAGATCGTCTATGGTCATGCCGGCGCGCGAGCGGCCTTCCATGACCTGCTTGTAGGTCAGGCCGTTGAAGTCCGTGTTCGAGAAGCCGTGCTGGACCTGCCAGAGCGTGCGCGAGGGGTCGACCAGTTTGTCGTGCGTGAAGTCGGGCATCGGCTCCGACGACTGTTCGGCCCACAGACCGCGCAGCTGATCGTAGTATTCGTTCGCCATTTGGCTGGCGTCGCGAGCGTACTCGTCGACGAGCTCGTGGATGTCGAGGTCGCCGCGTTGGATCGCGGTCTCGATGTCGTCGGTGGCCGCGTCGGTGAGGTTATCGAGGTTGGCCTGGTAGTCCTTCTGCGCCTGTTCCAGCAGCTTCCGCAGGTCCCGGCTGTCCGGCAGGTTGTTCAGGTCCGCCATCGCCGGTCACCTCCTGCTGCTGTGGTAGGACACGCTGTTTGAGCTGTTCGATGCTTTTCTGCGCCTTCACCCGCTGCTGGTAGGCGCGGAACGACTGGATCTCGTCGAACGTGAGGCCGGCCTTCGTCAGGCCGATGTCGGAGTCGGCGAAGTCGGCGTTGACGCCGGCTATCTTCGCGTAGTAGTCGGCGCGGGCCGCGTCACTGATCTCGCGGGTCGGCGCCCATACCGGCGTGATGCGCGCCGTCTCCCCGGCTGGCAGGTTCAACGCCATGGCGACGGCGTCCTTCAACGCGCGGGAGAACAGGCGGTTCTGCCGGTCGGCCTCGCGGCTGAGTTTGCGTTCGGCGGCGGCCATGGCCTCCGCGCTTGCGGGGTTGTCCATGGTGATGCCCAGATCGTTGACCGGCAGCGACGTTTCAGATGCGACGAGCATGGCGATGGTGCGCAGCATGTCGGAGTGCGGCTGCATCGACGCCTGCTGGATCTGCTGCATCGTGGGTATCTCGTCGTTCTCGTCGCGGCTGACCGCGTTGATGGCGCTGATGAGGCTGCTCCACGTGTCCGATTTCAGGGCGGAGGGGCCCATGCCGAGGAACCATACCTTGGGGCTTGAGTAGAACTCCGCGTTGCCTTCCATGCGCACGAGCGTGCGGAACGCGATGTCGGTCAGGCTCATCAGAGGACGCGTGATGCGGCTTCGGCCGAACGGCCGGTCCAGCTGCGGGTCGTAGCACAATGCGGCCACGGTCGGACGCCCGTAGTTCGTGACACGGGCCTCGGCCGTCCACCGTCCGGCCTGCTTCGAGCACACATACAGTCTGTCGGGCATCCACACGTCGAAGCCGGTGATGTCGCCGTCCTCGTCCGCGTCGGTGATGGTCAGGGCGGAGCCGATGCGGTTGTGCAGCGTGTCCCACACGGCGGAGGACCATTCGGCGGAGCGCGGCGTTATCCGTGGGGTGCCGTCCTCGCCCGTGCTGACGGTCAGGAACGCGCACGAATGCTTGTACGCGCTCACGATGGTCTGCGACACGACCGTGTCCAGGGCGTTGGTCTCGAAGAGCCCGTCCACGTCGGATGCGAGCGCGCCGTCCTCGGCGGTGTCGGTGCGGAAGCCCTCGAAGGCGCTGAGGTCGGCGAGTGTGCGCACGGCCTTCGCGGGCCATCCGACCGGCGGGCAGACCATTTTGGATTTGATTTTGTCGGGCATGCTGATGCCGAAGTCCTTGAGGCGTTCGTGCGCGTTGTAGTAGAGGGTGCGCAGGATGTTGCCTGGCTGCTTGTCGTGCCATACGCGCAGGAGGCGTTCGACCGCGTCCCAGTCGGATTGGTCGATGCCTTGGATGCCGCGCGCAGTGGGCAGTTCGCTGCCGTAGAGGTATGGTTTGCCGCCGGATGCGGTGACGAGTTCGTTGCTGGCCATGTCAGATCATCACCTCCTGTCTGCGGTTGGGGTCTCTTTTGGTCACGCGCACGCCGAACATGGCGAGGGTTATGGCGACCAGCGGGCTGATGTCGATGTCGCCGCCGGTGCGGTTCCATCCGATGGCGCCGCCGGTGCCGATGTTGCGTGTGGTGGCGTTGGCGACGGCCATGGCGAGTGCGGGCTGGCGGCTGTCGGGCAGGTGGGTGAGCTTGCGGTCGCGCAGCATGTCCTGGAACATGCCGCAGGCGCGGCCCATGTCCTGCGCGTTCGTGACGGTGACGCGCACGCCCCGTGATCTGAGGTCGGGCAGGAGGGCGGCGGCTGGTGACTGGGCGTCGATGGCGACCGACGCGGTGCGTGGCCAGTGCTCCGTGATGTAGTCGACGGCCCACATGGTGCCGGCCGACTGGGTTGCCCTGAACTCCCTGAGTTCGACGTGCATGGTGCCGTCCCCGTGTCTGATGGCGCCGCCGATGGCGAGCGAGGAGCGGTCCGGCGGCATGTCCAATGCGTAGCCGACGAGTCCGTCGCGGTCGGGCTCGTCCACGGCCGTGTCTGCCCACCGCTTGGGGTCGATGGCCGCGTGGGAGCTCACGGCGTCCCATACGCCCAACGCCTCGCGGCGGAAGCTGTCGTCGGTCATGAGGTTCCTCATGCGCAGGATCGCGGTCTCGGACGTGCGTTTCGGATAGCTGGGGTTGGCCTTCGCCCACTGTTCGCGGTCGTCGATGTCGGCGTCCCGGTCGGCGGCGAGCTCGACGTACACCATGCCGTCGGTGCCGGCCAGTGCGGCGGCGCGCTTGCCCTCGAACACCTCGGACGGGTCGCCGGGCTTGGGCGGGTTGCCCAGGAACACGACGAGCGGGTCGGGCGACGTGTTGACGACGGGCAGCATGTTGTCCAGGGCGCGCACGGTGAGGATCTGCGCCTCGTCGAATATCTCCACGTCCACGGAATGCAGGCCTCGGCCGAACCCGTTCTCTCGGGCGCCGAACATGATGCGTCCGCCGCCGCGGAACGTGATCTCCTGCTGGCCGTTGGCGCGGCGGATGCGCTCCACGTAGCGGGACAGCAGCTTGTTGCGCGCGAGGTCGCACATGTCCGCGAACGTCTCGTCGGATGTGCGCGTGTGGTGGGCGGTCCAGATGACCTTGAGGCCGGGATGCAGGATCGCGAGCATGAACATGGCCGTGCCCACGGTGAACGTCTTGCCGATCTGCCGGCAGCTGGAGACGACGGTGCCGCCCTCGCCGCACGCGTATTTGCCGTCCGCGCGTCTGGCGAGCAGCAGGTAGAGCAGCCCCTGCTGCCACAGGTCGTAGTGGATGCCGGCCGCCCCCGCGGCCTTACGGACCTTGACGAACTCCGAGCCGACGATGCCGGTCGGCTGCTTGAGGGTCTGCGCGATCTCAGACAATCGACGCTCCGGCATCCTCCACCTCGCTTACGTCCTCGGATTCGTTCAACGCGTCGAGCAGGGGGTCGCCGCCGGCCATGTCGTGCAGCCGCTCGCACACCGTAAGGTACTTGGCCACGATGTTCGGCATGGCGCTGGCCGGCGTGTCCGGGTCGTCCACGTAGGCGCGGAGCCGGTCGCGCACGTGACGCAGCTCGTCCTCCATGCTCCCGTCCATCATCCGGTCGAACTCACGGCCCGTCAGTGTCGCCGATGGCTCCGGCTCCGGCCGTTTTCTCCTCGGCTTGGCCGGTTTCGGCCGTCCCGCCGATTCGCCCTTGGCCTTTCGCTTCTTGTAGGCGAGCTTGCGGCATGTGCCGCCCGGACAGTACTCGCAGCGTGCGGTGACGTTCGCGGGCAGCGGCTTGCCGCAATACTTGCAGCTTCGTCGCGCCATTTTCGTCACCTCCAAAAGGTCTTTTGCGTCGCCCACGGTGACGCAACGCAACCGTGGGGAGAGATTCCGACTGCACCCGAGGTTCGGGCGGCGGCCGGGGTGGGGTGCCTCCCCGTGGGTCGGTGGCGGCTACCAGTCGCCGCTGGTGTCGAGTGGCATCGAGGTCGGTCTCGAGTCGTGCGGGGTGTGGCCGTCGAGCAGTCGTTGCGCTTCGCGTCTTGCCCATGCGAGGCTCTTGGTGCCTTTGAGTCGGTTGCACCAGTTGTGTGCGAGGTTGACGTTGTTCCAGTCGAGTGGGTCGCCGCCTCGGCATACGGGTATGGTCTCGTCGACGGTCTTGCTCCATGGGTCCGGGTATTTGCGGGTTTTGTCGACGGGGCGGCCGCAGATGTAGCAGTGGTCGTAGTGTTGGTAGACTCGCTGGCATAGCTGGTCGCGCCGGTATGCGCGGCCCTTGCCTCGTCTCGGGTTGTTCCGGCTCATGACATGGCCTCCCATGTGGGTGCCAGGTGGGTGGGTGATGTGGTGGCCTGGACGGTATTCGAAGCCGTGACGGCCCGGGCCTCTGCATCCCTGTTGCTGCCGTCCCCACGCCCTCGCGGCGTTGGGCCCTTCGTCCTCTCGGGCACGCAGGCCATGCGGTTGTATATGCGTAGACCCCCGGTCCTTCTGGATTCCGATGGTCTACACTACTGCTGTTACGCAGTATACCACGGTGCGGCCCCAGCCTACTGCCGCTTGGAATAGCCCATCGCCATGGCGAGCACCTCACGCAGCGAGAACTCGTAGTAGCCGGCCTCGACGGGTCTGGTGCTGGGGAGTTTGCCGCGTTCTATCCAGTGGCCGATCTGTTTACGGCCGATGTCGTATCCGTAGTTTTCACGCAGCCATGCGGACAGCCCCGCCGGGGTTCGGGTGAGGTGGTATTTGTCGGCGGCCTCGGCGGTCTCCTCGCGCAATCGGTCGATATCTACGAGGGCTCCGCAGCGGCATACGCGCAGTGACTCCGTTTTGGCGGCCGTGACCTCACGCCCGCATTCGGGGCAGACGCCGACAATGCGGCGGGTGCGTGGCCGCCGGTCCACCAATGGCATGATGCGCTGGTTGGCGCGGGCGATCCGGCACAGGGATTCGCCGGCGTGCGCGGCCTGGCAGAGTTCGGCGAGATGCGATTGCATTCGGGGTATGAGCCGCTGCCATCGGTCGCTCCATGCGGCGCCGGTGTCGGCCCACGCGTCCTGCAGCAGGGTCTCGGTCTCGTCGAGCACGTCCTGCGCGTGCACGTTGATGGGCGCGGGCGCGGCCACGCCCTGCGCGCGGCCTGCCGTGTGGTCGCCGAGCCGGTAGGCGCGTCGGGCCACGGCCTGCAGGAGCAGCATGTTGCGGCGCAGTGAGTGCAATGCCCGCGCGTAGTCTCGGCGGCAGGCGGGGCACAGCGTCCACGGCTTCTCGACGGGATTGACATGGCAATGCTGGCATTCGGTGACGGTCAAGACGGTTCCCCTCCACGATGACGGCTAGAATGATGATTGCTGTCTTGCCCTCCGCCGCAAGGTGGAGGGTTTCGTCTTACTGGCTGCCGGCCGATTCCCTGACATGGTGGATGACCTGTTCCAGAGTCAGGAGGCTGCCGACGGAGCAGGTCGCCATCAGGGGCAGCCCTTTGCCGGTCGCCCAGTCGGCGCTCTTTTCGTGCTGGTGTTTCATCTCCTGCAGCCAGTCGAGCAGCTCTCCCGAATCGATGTCGCTCATAGATCGTCGCCTCCGTCCACGTGCGTCCAGTCGCAGCTCAGGCCGATGCCGCCGCCGGCGGCATCGATGCAGACGACGCGACGCGTGTCCCGCAGGGTGATGACGCATTCGCTGAAGCCGTGGCCCAAGTCGGTGCATTCGGCCATGTCCCGTCCGCCTCCCGCATCGGCCTGCCCACAGCCGGCGAGCGCGGTGATGATGCTGATGGTGGCGAGTGCGAGGGTGAGGGTTTGGAGTTTGTGTTTGAGTTTGGTGGTCATCGTGTCTCCTGCGTGATGTCGAGGGTGTGTTGTGCCTGGTCTCGGATTTGGTCGGCGAGGATGCTGGTGAGCAGGTGCAGGATCAGGATGTCCCCTCGGATGGTCTTGTCGGCTCCTTGCATGTGGAGGTCCAGTTTCACGTCGTCCGGATTGTCGGGGTCCAGTTTCATGGTGACGTGGCCATGCTGGCATTGGGTGCCGTCGCGTTCGTAGGAGAAGCTCAGCTGGACGTCGTTCACCCCCAGAATGTTCATGAGTTCGTTGAGATTATTGCCGGCTTCGCGGGTCGCGTTCATTGGTGGTTCTCCTTCAGTGGGTTGATGTCGGTCTCGATGCCGAAATGCTCGTAGGTGTAGTCGGCGCACGCCTCGGGCGTGTCCGGGTTCAGGCTGACCGATGCGATCTGGTCGGCCCAGTAGCGAAGCGCCCTCCTCAGCTCCTCGCGTGTGAAGATTTTCGCGGCGCCGCTCATGGCAGTATCTCCACGGTTTCGATGATTTCGGCGGCGATTCGTTGGATGTCCTCGGCGGTGCTGTCCTCGTCGCCGTAGAGGCATGGGGCGAGGCTGAGGTTCATCCGGTCGAGGGTGACGGCGAGCGCGGTGGCGAGGGTTTGCTGGCGGCTGGTGTCTCCCCGGTGGTCGGCCGCCAGCATCTCGACCTGCACGTGCTGCCATCCGGCTTGTTCGAGACGGCGCGCGGCCTCCGTGATGGTGGTGTCCTGCGTGTCCTTGCACGTGAACGTGACGATGATTCTCGGCTCGCTCATGACCGCCCCTCCCTTCTCGCCTGCTCGAGGATCGCCTCGACCTCCGCGCGCGTGGTGAACGGCAGCTGCTGCAGAATCTCGCTGATGCTGTAGCCGCGCTCATGCCAGTGCACGATCATGTCCTTCGTGACCTGTCTCACAATCAAATCCTTTCCTTCAAAACGTTGATGCTCCTGTACGCGATTGCAAGCGAGTTGCCGCGCTCGCCGATGATGATGGCGTCGATGGGCAGATCGAGGTCGGTCATGACGGCGACCGGTCCGATGCGGCGGTATCGCAGCCATCCGTCGACGGTGGTGCCGTTCCATGTGCGGGCGAGGTAGCGGCGTCCGTCGAGCTGTTCGGGGCCCATGTTCCGCCAGTCGATGCTTTCCGACACGTTCACTGTGGTTCCTCCGTTCCGTCGTCGGCGATGGCGTCGACGATGCGGCGGGCGAGGCCCATGGCGTCCCTCCATGCGGTGACGTAGCCGGTGCAGTAGGCGACGGGCGGCGGTCCGAGTTCGCCGGCGTCGCGTAGGGAGTCGATGGCGAGTTGTTCGGGGTCGTCGAACCGGGTGACGGGTTCGAGGTCGTCGGGATTGGTCATCGTGGGCCTCCCAGGATGGCGTTCAGGCCGGTGTCGGCGAGTGTGGCCGGGGCACCGTTGCGGTGGGGCCGGCCGCTGGTTTTTGGTTTCGACGGTTCGACCTGTCGGTGCACATGCCCCTGTATGGCATTCTTTGCGGCCTTCTCGGGGTTTTCACCCAGCATCCTTTGTCGACGGTAGGCCCATGCCTGAACGCCCGTTAGGCGGCGGTTTTCGCATTCGCGGTTGATTTGCGCCTCCGTGGGCTTCGCGTCGCGGCGCATGATGCGCGCGATCGCGTTGATGTCGCCCGGGCCGCACCATCGGCCCTCGTGGTCGGCCGCGTAGAAGCGCCGCAGCGCCTCCCGCGCCTCGCCGGCGGTAAGGGTCGGGTTGAGTTCCGAATGCCATGCGTCGAGCTGCACGTCGTCCCACATGGCGTTGCCGTGATGCGCGTTGCGCAGGCTCAGCAGGGCCGCGGCCTCGCCTTTCGTCAGCATGTTCCACCTCCGTGTTTTCGCTGGTATTCCGCCCTTTCGGCGGCTGTCATGTACTTCCACGTGTTCGCCATGTTCGCCTCCCGGTTCGCCTGCGAACGACTCTTCGTCGGCTGCGGGGACGCCCTGGCGGGTGTCGGGTCGCGTGGCGGCTGCGGGTCGTCGAGCCAGTGCTCGCCGTCGAGCCAGTTCGCCGGGGTGAGCGTGTACGCGGGCCGCCGGTTCGGGTCCTTCGCGTACCGGTCCGCCACGGCGAGCAGATGCTCGTGGCCGGTCTTGCGCAGGGCGCGCCGCCACGCGTCGAACGCCGTGCGTTTGCCCTCGCGGCGCGGATACACCGACCAGAACCGTTCGAACTCGGCCGTGTACTCGCGCTCCACGCTCCCACGGCCGCCGTGAGGGGGCTGGGGGAGTGAATCTTCGTTAGAAGATTCTTGGTTTTGGTTTTGGTTTTGGTTTAAACCAAGGAACTTCGCCGTGTGTTCGCCCGAACGTTCGTCCGAACGTGTTTCGGTGTTCGCGCGAACTTCGTCCGAACGTGTTTCGGTATCGGTCTTCGTGTTCGGCTTGGGTTCGCCGGAACGTTTCGAGGCGCGGCGGCGGCTCATGCGCTCCTTCGAGGCCTCGCGTTCGCTCTCGACGCTCTCGCGGCTGTTCTGGTGCTCGAGGTAGTCGTGGACCTGATAGGAGCCGTCCTCGAGTGTGTCGAACATGCCGAAGGCGACGAGGTCGGCGAGATCCTGTTCGTCGGCGCCGATGCGGCGCAGGGCTCGCGCCGTGAGCACGCCGTCGTTGAGCTGGTCCGAGCAGTAGCTGATCGCGAGGGTCCACACGGCGAACGCGTGCGGGTTGCGGTCGACGAGGTCGTTGACCTTGTCGTTGAGCCACAGGCCGTTCGACAGTCTCGCGTATCCGTTGCGTGCCATCACGCGCCTCCTTTCCGGCATTTATTGATCCAGTGTCTGAGTTCGGGGTCCCGCATCGCGGTGTCGTACAGGTGCAGGTTCGGGCCGGTCGCGGCCGAGCATTCGAGCGAGCGTTCGAGGCTCCGGCCTATGCCGCCGCCCTGTCGTCGGCCGACGCGGCGGCCCTGTGGGAACTGCTTGTTACGCATCGTCGCCGCCCAGGGGAAGCCCGTGGTTGAACAGGCGGAACAGGTCGGCGCAGTCCATGCCCACGAGCGTCGGATGATGGTGGAGGTCGTCGACGCGGATCGCGGCCGCCCATTCCTCCGCGTCGTCGGCGAGATGGTCGAGCAGGCGCCGGTGCGTGTCCCGTTGGATGATGGCGAGCTGGCGGCCGCCGGCCTTCCATCGTCGGTCGGTCACCCCGTCGCGCTTCTTGACGAGCACGGGCCAGTCGCTGCCCACGACGGCGGCCTCGTACAATGCCTCGTCGAACTGGGCGCGGATGTTTCGCGGCCGGCCGTTGGGTCCGTTGGCGGTGTTCTTGCATTCGATGACGACGGGCTCGCCCATGTAGTAGAGGTTGCCGATGTCGCCCCGGTCCAATCGGCCGTGGGTGCGCAGGCGGCAGATGCGCGGGTCGGCGAATGCCCATTTGAGCCATCGTTCCATCTGCGCCTCAAGCTGGTAGCCGGCCTGTTTGGCGCTCCGCATGCTTCGTGCCATGGTCTAGATCTCCAATCCGTATTCCTCGTACAGGTGGTCCGTCCGGTATGGGCAGCGGCCCGTCGTGTCGAGCCGCGTGCCGCATACCGGACAGACACGGGGTTCGTCCCGCATCAGAAGTCCGGCTCCCCGAACCCGTTGTCCTGCGGCCCGCCCTGCCATTGGCCCGCCTGCTGCTGTGCGCCGGCGAAGCCCGCCGTGGGCGGCTGCCCCTTGCGCGAGTGCACGAAGCCGAGCGCCTGCGCGTACAGTCGCAGACTCGAGCCGTCGGTGCCGTCCTTCTTCTTGTAGAGGCGCTGCGACAGCAGCCCGTAGACCAGGACGCGCGACCCCTTGTGCACCCACGGCAGCTGGACGGCGGCAGACGGGGAGCATTCCACCTCGACCCACATCGTGCCCTGGTCGACCCATTGGCGCGACTGGTCGTAGTAGCCCTGGTTCACGCCCACGCGGAACGTGGTGACGCTGTTGCCGTTGTTGAACGTGCGGGTGACGGGTTCGGCGCCCACGTTGCCCTGCAGGCAGGTGTTGACCGCCATCACTCACCGTCCTTCCGGGAACCGTGGGCGAGGTCGTCGAGCGTCCTGTCGAGTTCGGCCTCGGTGAGGGATTCGAACGAATCGACCTCACGGCCCACGACCTTGGAGATCGCGGCGAGCATCTCCCTCTCATCGGCCACGCCCAATGCCTTGAACCCGTTGACCACGTCGAAGCGTTTCGCATCCAACGCGGTGCCCGCGGCCGTCGCGTCGTATCCCCCGTCGTCCGGCGGGGCCGGCTGCACATCCACGACGTCCACGGGAGCGTCGTCGATGACGGGGCGGAACACGTCGGAATAGTCGGGCGTGGTCTCGTCGCTTGCGGCGGCGGCCTGTGCCTCCACGCTCACGGGCAGCCACTTGAACGAGCGGCGCACGACCGTCTTCAACGCCATGGCCTCGTAGTCCGTCCTCCACGGCCCCTTGTTGCCGGCGGGGCTGCGGCGCTTGACGGCCTCGACCTCGCTCTTGGTCATGTGCTCGAATACGAACCCGTCCGGCAGGAGCTGCGCGTTCACGAACACGTCCGTAAGGGTCTTCTCCGAGTGGGGCGCGTCCGGGTTGCGCCGGTATTTGAAGTGCTGGCCGGTCTCGTCCTCCCAGCATTCGAACTCGTCGCCCTCGTACACGGCCTGCGCGTGGATGCTCTTCAACTGGCCGCTGCGTCGGGCGAGGTCGATCATGCCCTTGTAGCCGAGGATGAACGTGGCCTCGCGCTGCCCCTTGAGGTTCTTGTTCCCATAGGGGAGGATGTAGGCGCGGCCGAGACCGTCGACCGACGAGGGCTCCAACCCCAATGCCGAGCATTTCATGAAGCATCCGAGAACCGACTCCACCGAGCATTCCGCAAGCTTCGGCTCGCGGTTGATGGTGCTCAGGCACAGTTGGTAGAGACGCTGCGGACTGAGGTTGTTGCCGATGACCTGCTGGATGCGCGGCCACGACTTCTGCAATGTCTGCTTGAGCTGCTCCCTCGGGTTCATCTGAGTGAGCTGGCGGCCCTGCGTCGCCTGCGTGATCTGTCCCATGGTCAGTCCTCCATATCGTCGTTCTTGTCCGTCTCGAGGATCCGGCACAGCAGTCCGCGCCTGTCGGCGACCGTCTGCAGCCGTTTCTCCGCCTCCTGTCGCGCCTCCTCGAGCTGGCGGAACAGGGGGGCCGCGATGACGCTCAGCTCCAAGTCGGACAGCGGGAACACGATCACGTCCTTGTCGCCGGTGAACGCGGAGGAGCGGATGGTCGGCATTCCCCAGCTGCTGGCCATCGCCTCGATGACGCTCACCACGGTCCGCTCGCCGTTGCTGGCGATGTCCATCACCCTGCCGACGATCACGGTCGCGTCGCCGCCGTTCTCCTCGATACGCTTGTAGACGTCGCCCCTGTGCAGGGTCTGCACGCGGGTGACGGCCGCCGCCGTCTCCACGAGATTCTTGATTTCCATGGCCTAGTTCCTTTCGTTGAGTGGTTTGACGGCGAACCGTCGCTGGTCGTATGCTTCCTTCGCCGGCCGTGCCGGCTGCGCCTTGAAGTGGACGGTGTGGTAACCGGCCTTCCAGCCGCCGGAGACGAGACCCTCGCGGCCGGCGCCTACCATCGCCTTCAAACGCTCGCCTATCTTCGCCTTCGCCTTCCTGGCGTCCGTTTCGGCGTGCGCGTAGGAGTCGTAGAGCGCGGCCAACTGGTCGAAGTCCGTGTCCTCGACCTGCTCGTAGCCTTCCGGATACGGCGGCTTGGACTGCACGAGGTCCACGTCCGTGCCGGTGAGGGCGGGCATGTCGTCCCGCTGCACGTATCCCCAGAACTCCTCGGCCGCGTCGATGACGGTCGTGATGTCGGTCTCGTCGCGTTCGAACCGGACCTCGACCGGCTCCGACTCGCCGATGTCCGCGTAGAAATACCCCCACGTGAAGCCGGTCACGGCCATGTAGTGCGTGACCTGCGCCATGTAGTAGTCGGGCGCCACGATGTTCCCGTCGTCGTCATGCCAGTCGGTGCGGCCGCGGTTCGCGTTCGTGGTCTTGATCTCGAGCACGCCCCACGAGTCCGTGGCCTCGTCATGGATGAATCCGTCGAGCGACGCGTGCATGACCGGATGCGTCCTGGACACGAGGCTGATGTCGGTGCCGTCGATGACGGTCCATTCGGGGTGCAGGCGGCGGAAGCGGCGACGCAGCTCGCCTTCCAGCGCGTTGCCCTTGACCACGGCCCACTTGTCGCCGATGTCCTCGGGCGTGCGGCGGCCGGTCTTCTCCAGCCACAGTTCGTACGGTGTCGAAAACGGGTTGAGACCGAGGATCGTCGACATGTCCGAGCCGCCGACTCCGTGGCGACGCTGTTCGAGCCATGCGGCATGACGCTCCGCCCTGGTGCGCTGTTTGAAGCGGACGAGCTCGAACATGTCGGTGCTTTTCAGCGTGACGCGTGTCATCGGTCGCCGTCCTCTCCCCCGTCGTCTCGTCGGTCGTGGCCGAGGGCCGCGTACCAGAGGAACGGCACGATCAGGGCGAGCAGGAGCGTGCCGGTGACCATCCACTGGGGCGTGCCGGTCCCGAGGGGTGCGGGCAGTCGGTCGTGGGTGGTGCAGAACGATACGAGCCATCCCTCGAGGAACGTGAGGGCGAGGAGGATTCCGCCGCGCACGCCTGCGGTGAGGGTGAGGCCGCGTTTGGGCCAGTTGCGGATGTGCTGTGGCATCACTCCCCCTTCCTGACGGCCATGTCGAACGCCCACGGGCAGCCGACGCCGACGGCGCGCAGAACGCTGCGGTCGCTTTCGGTGAGCCATGTCGTTCCGTTGTTCGACATGACGGCGTGCACGCGGAACGCGATCATGCGCGCGGGGTCGGTCAGATGGTGGAGGAACACGATGTCGCCGGGCGCCACCTTGCCGATGTCGTCGATGATGTCGTTGACCGCCGTGTCGATGATGGGCAGCCACGGGTTCGATGCGTTCACTCGTCCGCCTCCTTGTCGAAAGTGTCGATCGCCTGCATGGTGTTGATGTTGAGCCGGCCGCTCATGGCGACGGCGAGCAGGCTGATCGCGCCCAATGTGTCGAGGTCGCCGTTGAAGGTGAGCTGGAGGCGGTTGCCGTGGTGGGCGGTGAGGGTGAGGTCGCCGACCGTCTGCGCGTGGCCGTCGCGTTCGTAGACGAGGCTGAGGTTCACGTCGCTGTGGTTGTCGGCGAACAGGATGCGGGCGGCGAGGTCGAGCATTCGCCGCTCGTCCCTCTCGTCCTGTCGGCTGCTAGGCTTGGTTGTTGACATGGGGTATGTCCTTTCGTGTCATGGCATCCTTCGCACTGGTCCTGCGGGGATGCCGTTTTTCGTTTATGGGGCAGGGGACGCCGGCCGGCAGGGGCCTCGGATGGTTAATCCGGAGTGGATTATTGACTGACTGTTCCAAGGCTTCCCCGACGGCCCAAGCCGGCCGACGCTCCCTGTTATCGCGTGTTTATGCTCCCGTCGGAGCCTCGCCCGCCGCCCGTGAGGCTTGAGTACGCATGGGCGGCGGGAAGCTTATTGGTGGTCGCCCATGTATTCGTGGATCGACTGGACGCTGACCAGGCGGATGCGGCCGCCGCGTTCCTTGCGGCTGCGCAGCTTGCCGGCGCGGATGAGCCGGCGCGTGAACTCGTCGTCCTTCATGCCGAGCATGAGGGTGGCGGTGTGCAAGGGTACGGCGATGGGCGTGATGTCGCTCATGATTCCGGCTCCTTCTCCTTGCCGGCGATCAGGCCGGTGATGATGGTCATGAGGTTCCGCAAATCGGTCTTGGTGAGATGGTCGAGGGTGATGGTGACCATGTCGTCGGCAAGATTGGGGTCCGTACTGGGTATGAGCTGCTTGACCTGCAGGCCGGCGACGAACGGGTATCCGCCTGATTCGGCCTCGTGCCGCCGGTAGGCGGCTACGCTCGACCAGTCGTCCATCACATACCTGAGTCCGTCATTGACCCGTTGAATCTGTCCACTCATTGCTTCGTCTCCTTGTGGTTGAGGGTGGCTGTAGCGGCGGCAAGCGCCGGCTCGGCAGAAGCCTCACCGGAGAGAACGCTTCTAGACGCCGCCAAGGCGACCAGCTGCCAGACCGACATTCCCAAGAAGGTGGCTACGACCTCCAGCTCTCCGAACGACCATGACTTCTCATTGGCGAAACGCTGATATAGGTTGCGGCGATTGATATTAAGGCGGTTGGCCAGCCCGTTCTTGGTTTTCTTCTGAGCGGCGAGCTCCGCTTCAATCGTCTGAGACATGCATTCTTGAGCCGACATCAGCAGCCCTCCTTTCTAGCTCATTTGCGCTAATCCTGATTAAACACGCCCCTCGGCAATCTGTCAACTCATATGAGTTAGTCGGCGTGTCGTTTGGGCTGCAAAAAATCTCATATGCGTTAAACTTGGCGCATGGTACGAAATAGCGAACTCCCAGAAATTGGCCAGTCATCAAAGCTTCTCGCCATGCGAGTCCGGTCCCTCATTGAAGAGAAAGACCTGTCTCAAACGGAGATTGGAGCAATCATCGGAAGGGCCCAGTCTTATGCATCACTGCGGATTAAAGGACTAAAGTCCTGGACCATAGAAGAGCTCGACCAGCTGGCGCCGATCCTTGGTTATCGAGATGCCTTCGCTCTTATCGCCGCCTGCCGCCCCGAATCCGACTCCCCCGCCCCCCTGCCGGACGCCGACGACGGTGTCGACTTGGATGAGGTCGCGGCCGTCGAGCAGGCGAAGGTCGATGCGGTGCTCGCGAAGCTGCGCCGCGACGACACCCTGCTCGCCGCCAAGCACGACCCCCACAAACACGACCCCGACATCGACTGACAAGGGCAATGGACACATCACAGGAAAAGGCACACCATATGAGCAAGGAACACGCACTCACCCCGGAGCAGGAACGGACCTGCGAACGCCTGCTGGACAAGTCGCAGGAGGCGTTCATCCTCGCCATAGAACTGTTCAACCGCCCTACCATCCGGTACAGGGTCGAGGGGTGCGCGTTCTTCCTGTGCAATGCGTGGGAGCTGATGCTCAAGGCGTACATCGCCAAACGTGACGGGTACCGGGCCATCTTCTATCCGGGGAACAACCGCACCCTCGCATTGGAGGACTGCCTGAAGAAGGTCATGACGAACGACAAGGATCCGGTACGCGCCAACGTCGAGTCCATCGGGGAGCTGCGTAACACGAGCACGCATTTCGTGGTCGAGGAGTACGAGATCACCTACGGCCCGATATTCCAAGCGAACATCCGGAACTACGACGACCGGCTACGCACCTACCACGGCATCGAGATATGCGACCGCATCCCCGACAACTATCTTGTGCTGTCGGTCAACCGCACCGACCTCGATGGCCAGTCCATCCGAGCGAAGTACACGCCGGAGGTGGCGGAGCGGCTCCTGTCCACGCAAAACGCCATCGATGCGCGTTCGGCGGAGGAGTCGAATATGAAATATGCGGCGTATTTCCGGACCGAGTTCATGCTTTCGAAGAAGGACGGCATCCCGATTCGCGTGGACAATTCGGCCGACTCCACGGCGAGGATAATCAGCAGGACCGTGGACCCGACGCAGCGGTACCCGTTCCGCATGAAGGAGGTGCTTTCGCTCGTCAACAGACAGCTGCGGAAGCGCCATATACGGTTCACGTCGAGGGGCGATCAGGACGCGCGGTTCAACAACTGGCATTTCAGTCTTTTCTCGAAATGCTATGGGATGAAGCAGGACGAGCGTTTCGCGTTCAACCGGGCGTCCCCGGCCGAAAACCGCGCGGGCCATCCATACTACATCTATTCGAATGCGACCGTCGACTTCATCGTCGGCGAGATAGCGAAGGACCCCGAGCACATCGTGGAGAAGCTCAACCGCAAGGTACAGGGCCGGAAGCATGACTGAAGGCCAACCCCAGGAGCAAAGGAATTCTCGACCATATGTCTTACTCCCATTCGGGAACCCAGCTGTAATCCACTCAAGTTGGCCTTCAACCGTCAGAGTACACGACGAGAAAGCCTCAGGCAAGAAAATGTTCCAGACGATGGACGCCCATATGGACACGGCATGCATCCCATATCACCGTCATATCGCGTTCTCCCCGCACGTGACGTATGGGCGGCTGCGGAGGATGCTGTACACGGCGGCGCCGTCGCTCACGGTCGCGTCCGCGATCCTGCCCGATGATCTGGCGGGCGTGTACGACGACGAGACGGAGACCATCCTCATCGACCGGCGCATGACGTGGCGTCGCAAACGATGCACGCTCGTGCATGAGCTGGTGCATTGGATGCACCGCGACCCCGGATGCGGCAGCGTGTACGGCACGGCCCGCGAGCGCCGGTGCAGGAGGGAGACCGCATTGCTGCTGGTCGACCCCGTCGAACTGGCGACGGCGGAGCGCATGTACGACGGCGACATGTGGCTCATGGGCGACGCGTTGGAAGTGACGACGGACATATTGGAGGACTGGCGTCGGATACTGCACGGCGAGTGAAACTTGGCGTGACCGTGCAGACAGTCCTCGACTACCAGCAGATTCTCTACGACCGCGGCCGGACGACGAAAGTCCCCGTCGCACGATGATGCGCGGCGGGGACTTTCGCCTCAGAACGTTATTTGCGTTTGCGTTTTACAGCGTCAATAATCTGCGGGCCTGCGGATACGACGCCGATGATCCCCCCGAACGCCGCTGCCGTATTGTTCCCTGCGGCAGCGCAGACGGTGGCGGAGATGAAGGCGACCCAGGGGAGGAACGAAAAGGCGAATGAGGCGACCATCATGCTCATGTTCTCGGCCCTGTGGTCGGCCGCCTCTATCTCCCTTGCGGCCTTTTCGCCTTCGATCTGGGAGTCCAAAGCCTTCTCCGCCATCGTCACTATACGGTCGGCCGAGCCCGCAAGGACGCGCTCGTAGCCTTCGAATTCGCTCACGAGCGGCAGCGGCCCCGACCTTGAAAAGGCTATCTGGCCTTCGAGGTCGATTGACTGCCCATCGATCGACGCAGGTTGCGGCCCACCATCGACCACGCCTTTGCCTGCAGGTCCGTCGCCGTCACAGGTGGCCTCGGACTGTGCTTGGGGGATCGTCCCATCGAAGCGATCCGAACTCCTTTTTTGACTCCCTTGAGAATCGGATTGTTCCAAGTCATTCATCGACACCAGCCTTTCCGCCTTACCGCCTTTCATCCTACCCGAGTGACGACGACATTGACACGAATGCAGTGGGAGGCGCTCGGAAGAAGGCGACGTGAACCGCCGACTTCATACGGTTTTCGGCATGTCACCCCCCCGGCTTGCGTATCTTTCATTCGTACGGTATGATAGTTTATGTAAGGAACGAACAACGAAGGGAGGTGATCATGGACGTCTTCTGGAATGCGGTCAACGCCATCGGCAACCTGCTGATAGGCATCGGCACCGTCATCGTCGGCATCGCGGCCTACAAGGGCGCGGGGAGCGACCACGGCGGCAAGCCCGAAAAGTAAAAGGCCGGTCCCGGATTCTCCAGCCATCCGGGGCCGCGCCCTCATTCCAGAATAGTCCATGAACGACCATGAGGAGATACGACATCCTGACGCTGGCGATGGGCGTGATGTCGCTCGTACTCGGCGTCACCGGCCACGGCGCCGCCGCGGGCGTGTTCGGCCTGTGCGGCGTCCTGTTCGCGATCACCAGGAGGAACGATGACGACTGAGTATCTGGGCGTCAAGCAGGTGGCCGAACGGCTCGGCATCACCACCGGCGCGTTCAACAGCCTCAAGCAGCCCGAACCCGACGCCCTCATCGGCAGGACGCGCGGCTGGCTGCCCGAGACCATCGACGCATGGAACGCGGCACGCCCCGGACGAGGCGCCGGAGGAGGCCGTCCACGCAAACAGAAGAAGCAGCCATAACCATAGAATCTGGCCATAACACGAAAAAGCCCGGCCTCGCACAACAAGCGGGGCCGGGCTTTTTCGTGCCGAATACGAGACTACAGGCGGTTCTTCACCATGCCGACCACGTCGGCGTTCACCTCGCGGATGCGCGGATCGGCCATCATCTCGTCCACGCTCATCCAACGGCAGTCCTTGGAGTCCACATGGAAGCTGTCCGCCTTCCATGCGTCCGGCATGTGCCTCACATCGGCGCGGTACAGCGTGTACTCGTACCAGCGTCGCTCGTCGTGCTCGGTGGAGTACTTCTCGTGAGCCTCCCCTCCGACGCGGGTGAGCGTGAAGTCGGCCCGGGGGATGTCGAAGCCGGCGGAGAAGTAGTCTTCCAGGCGACGCAGGTTCTCCTCGTCGCCTTCCGCGGTGGCGTGGTTCGGGAAGAAGTCGCAGTCCCAGCCCGCATCATGGTAGAGCAGGTATCGGGCGCCGTCCCTCACGGCGATGATCGAGCTTCTCTTCGCGGTCCTGTCCATGTCCACCAGCTCCCTGTATAGCGTGTCGGCGTCGTATCCCTTCACCCATGCCATGATCTCGGCGGCTGCGGCGTAGAAGAAGGCCAGTCCTCCCAAGACACCGTATGCGATTCGCCAGCCCATCGGCATGGCGGTGGTGAATACGGTGAGCACGAGGAACGCGCCCTCTATGGCCGCCACCATGTTCGTGGCCTTCGCGCCGAACCCGATGAAGGGGCTGCGTCTCTGTAGCATGGCGTCCAGTCGCGCCGAATCGATTCGCAGCATCATGTAAGGGTATCGTACACGACGACCCTCCCACAGACGTCGGTGACACCTTCCGAAATACGTCGTCTCATACGTCGCCTACCGTTTGCGCCGTGCAGAATCGTTGAAAATAAAGGGCTTACGGGTTTTGTATTCAATTCCCGCCGGCTCCAC